ATATTTGGTAATCAACTAAATATTGCGGGTGTTTCATCATTCACAGGTATTGTTACAACATTTGGCAATTTGTTTGTTGGTGGTGATTTATTTGTTGGAGATGATTTAAGGTTTGACGAATTTACTGCCAGAAATGGAAACATAACTGGTATTTTGACTGCAGCAACATCCAATGTTACAAATAACTTTACTGTAGGTGGAACAGCAGATATTACTGGAACATTAACTGCAGGATTGATAGATGGAGGCTCATTCTGATGGCAAAACCAAGTAGTAGACAAGAATTAATAGATTATTCTTTAAGGAGATTAGGTGCTCCCGTATTAGAAATAAATGTCGATGATGATCAAATAGATGATTTGGTTGATGATGCGTTACAAATTTTCAATGAACGTCATTTTGACGGTGTTGAAAGAATGTATTTAAAGTATAAATTTACGCAAGAGGATATTGATAGAGGAAGAGCAACAAGTCAGAGTGGAAGTGGAAATACATTAGGTATAGTAACAACATCAGGAATATCAACTACAGTCAGTGGCATGTCCACAATGACAAATAATTTTTCTGAAACGTCAAACTTTATACAAGTTCCTGATTCAGTGATTGGTATTGAAAAAATATTTAAGTTTGATACCAGTACAATATCTGGTGGTATGTTTAGTATTAAATATCAGTTATTCTTAAATGATCTTTATTACTTTAACTCTGTCGAATTATTGCAGTATTCAATGACAAAGACGTATCTTGAAGATATTGATTTCTTATTAACACCAGAGAAACAACTTAGATTTAATAAGAGACAAAATCGTTTGTACTTAGATATTGATTATACTGCAATTACAACAGATGATTTTATTGTGATAGATTGCCAAAGAATCTTAGATCCTAATACATTTACTGGTGTGTATAATGATAGTTTTCTAAAATTATATCTTACAGCACTTATTAAAAGACAGTGGGGACAAAATTTAATGAAATTCAGAGGAGTTAAATTAGCTGGTGGAATTGAATTGAATGGTAGAGAAATATATGAAGATGGTGAAAGAGATTTGGAAAATATTAGACAAAGAATGCAACTTGAGTATGAAACACCACCTCTTGATTTTATTGGTTAATGACAAATGGCATTAAATCCCTTTTTTCTACAAGGATCACAAAGTGAGCAACGACTTGTTCAAAGTTTAATTAATGAACAGTTGCAAATTTATGGTGTAGAAGTAATTTACTTACCGAGATCAATTTTATCAAAAGATGAAATTTTGACGGAGGTACAGTCATCAACATTTAATGATAATTATGCAATAGAAGCATATATTAATACCTATGAGGGGTATACAGGTGCTGGTGATATCATGACAAAATTTGGTATGAGTTTAAAAGATGAACTTACAGTAACTATATCAAAAGAAAGATTCGAAGATTTTATTAGCACATTTTTGGCAGACATGCCAGCAAGTGAAAGAGAAGTCGCAACAAGACCTTGTGAGGGAGATTTAATATTTTTCCCATTGGGAGGCAGGATATTTGAAATTAAGTTTGTAGAACATGAACAACCTTTTTATCAGTTAGGAAAAAATTATGTTTATCAATTAAAGTGTGAATTATTTGAACTTGAAGACGAACTTAGTAATATATCAGGTGATGCAGTAGAAACACTCACTCAAGATATTGATGACGAGATGGTTGATTTTGGATATATTACAAGTCTTCAAATGGTGTCTGCAGGTTCGACAGCAACCTTGGGACTTAGTACGGTTACTGGATATGTGAGAAAGATTGTTTTAACAAACGATGGTTTCGGATATACTCAAACACCAACTGTTGCTATTACAACAGCACCTGCAGGTGGTACAAATGCAACAGCAGTTGCGATAACTACATCAGTCAGTAATATATTCTCAGTTAAGGAGATATTAATTATTAATCCAGGTGCTGGATATACTGTTGCACCAACAGTTTCAATTGTAAGCGCAGCATCTACAATCGCAGGAATTGGATCAACATCATTTGGAGTTGGTGCTGCTGCAACATCTGTGCTTGTTACAGACTCAGCAGGTATCTCTACAATAAGTTTATCAGGTAAGGGTACAGGATATCTAAAAGTTCCAACTGTTACATTTACGACTCCAACATCAGGAGTGGGAACTGCAACAGGAGTAGTGCAGATTGATGCAGTTAATAATGAACTATCAAGAGTATTACTTAGAGATGCGGGTATTGGATATACTGCTGGAACTGCGACTGCAACAGTGTCTGCACCTGCACTAATCACAGGAATTGGAACATATAAGTTTGGTGAACTTGTTACAGGATCAACATCAGGTGCAAAAGGAAGAGTTAAGAAATGGGATTCTGATGATAAAATTCTTAATCTTGGCACAACAGATAAAGACTTTATACCTGGCGATGTCGCTGTTGGATCTACATCTGGTGCACAATATGCAGTAGATAGTATTATATCTGACGAATTTAATGATAAATATGATAAGGGATCTGAAATTGAGACCGCCGCTGATGAAATAATTGACTTTTCAGAAGGAAATCCATTCGGTACATTCTAATGCTTGGAACTTATTACTATCATGAAATAGTTAGAAAAACGATCATATCGTTTGGAACTTTGTTTAATGAAATTTTTATTCGTCACAAAGATTCTGGTGGTAGCACATATAGTGAAATGAAAGTGCCTTTAGCGTATGGACCTTCTCAAAAATTTCTTGCAAGATTAGAACAACAAGCAGATTTAAATAAACCAATCGCAATCACTTTACCCAGAATGTCATTTGAGATGACATCAATACAATATGATTCTTCAAGAAAACTTGGTGTAACACAAACATTTAAAGCGTCAGATGGAACAAATTTAAAAAAAGTTTTCATGCCTGTTCCTTATAATATTGGATTTGAATTAAATATATTAGCAAAGTTAAATGATGATGCTCTACAAATTATTGAACAGATATTACCATACTTTCAACCATCTTTTAACTTAACTCTTGATTTAGTAAGTTCAATTGGAGAAAAGAGAGACGTACCAATAGTTTTAGACTCGATGAATTTTCAAGATGATTATGAAGGAGATTTTTCAACAAGAAGAGCATTAATATATACGTTAGGATTTACAGCAAAGACATACTTATTCGGACCTGTACCATCATCCTCAGAAGGAATCATCAAAAAAGTTCAGGTTGATGTTGCTGCTGATACAAATACAAAAACAGCAAAACGTCAAATGAGATATACTGTAGAACCAGATCCAGTTACAGCAGGTCCTGATGATGACTTTGGATTTAGTGAGACTACTTCATTCTTCTCAGATGGAAAATCATATAGTCCCACACAACAAAAAGACGTATAATCATGGATAATCAAAACTCTGAAAATAAAATCGTAAACGTAGATGCAACTCCCGTTGATAAAGGTCAGTTGCAGAAAGTAGAGGATGTTGAGAAAGATTATTCATACACAAGAGGTCAATTATATTCACTTATTGAAAAGGGTCAAGAAGCAATAAATGGGATTATGGAACTTGCTGGTGAGAGTGCAAGTCCAAGAGCATATGAGGTTGCAGGTCAATTAATTAAATCTGTTGCAGACACAACTGATAAGTTAGTTGATTTACAGAAGAAGGTAAAAGAATTAGATGAGGATTCACCAAAAAGTCCAAGTAGTGTCACTAATAATGCTCTATTTGTAGGATCTACATCAGAGTTGTCAAAGATGCTCAAGAAGGGTTTTCTAAATAATAACGAGTCTAACGAAGCTAAATAATATGAAGAAATGTAAACAAGGCTACTATTATTGTCACACTGATAAGAAGTGTAAGAAGATTCCTATGGGGTATCGGGTCGGTTATGGTGGTTATCTCAGGAGAGACAACGAAAAAAATGGCAACGGTAATGGCAACTCTAACGGAAGTTCTAACGGAAATGGGAGTAACGGGAATGGTTCTGGAAATGGTAACGGTGGCTCTGGTGGTAATGGTGGTGGTAATGGCTCAGGCGGGGGCGGAGTAGGAGAGAACGTAGAAATTAGAACTGCAAATGGTGATTTATATGCAACTATCATTGACATTATGAGTAATGATCACATCAAACCAACTCTTGATTCAAATGGTGTATGGAATGGTAATAAAATTGTAGAAAAAAATCATGAGGATCATGAATATGAAATGATTCGAAGTCAGTTAAAAACAACTAAAAAATCTGCTGATCGAATACAGAAAAAAGTAGCAAAGGGTGAGGGTAATATCAAAGCATGGGTTCAATCTAAAATTACAAAGGCAACTGATTATTTGGATGGAGTTGCTGATTACTTAGATAATAAAGAAGAGTAGATTATGGTTGATAATGTATACCTTGGCAATCCGAATCTAAAAAAAGCAAATACACCGATAGAATTCACTGAAGAGAATGTCATTGAATTTATGAGGTGTAAAGAAG